CTGGCGCTTGCCGCCGGCATTCCGATCCATTGCGAGGTAGGCGCAGCAGCGGCCTTCAGCGTGCCGATGTCGGAAATTGCACAAGCGCCGCGTCTGGAGGGCAGGGAGCAGTTCTTGGCCGACGTCGCATGGCTGAATTGGTCGCTGGACGAGATGCGCGCAGGCGAGGCGTGGGCTCATATGAAGGAGCGAGGATTGCTGTGCTGACTTTCGATGCCGTGACCACCTATGCAGATTCGCATTGGGAGTCGCACGCAAAGCGTTGCGTCGAGACGTTCCGCGAGTTCTGGGCTGGTATCCAGTTGCGGACTCTGACCGACGCACAGCTAGAACTTAGGTCGGAATGGCTGCCTGAGTTCAAGCAGCGCCACCGCCACCGGCCGACCCACAACTACCGATTCGACGCGGTTCGCTTCGCGCACAAGGTTGCCGCTATCGAGATGGCGTTTCGGATGGGCGATGCAGACGTTCTGATCTGGATCGACGCCGATTGCGTGACGCATGCGCCGGTTGATCGCGAATGGCTTTCCAATCTGCTCGGCGATGCGGACTTGGGTTATCTGCGCCGCTCGACGAAATATCCGGAATGCGGTTTCGTGATGATCCGCCGCTCCCAAGCCGGAGCGGAGCTGGTCAAGGCAATGGTCCGCCTGTATCAGACCGATCGCCTGTTCGATCTTCCGGAATGGCACGACTGCATGGCTCTGGATCATGCGCGGCAGACGCTCGGTACGCGCTGGACGTCTTTGTCTGGTGACGCCGAGGCGACCGGACATCCGCTGGTCAATGGCCCTCTGGGCGCGCGCCTGGATCATCTCAAGGGCAAGCGCAAGGCCGCCGGAAAGTCGCTTCGGTCGGATTTGAAGCGCGAGCGTTCGGAGGCGTACTGGAATGGCTAAGCAACTGACCGATTCCATGCAACTGGTCAAGGGCTTGGCGATGCCGGCCTTCGACGAGTTTATGGTCAAGATTGTTCCGGACGATGGGCGATATCAGCACGAGAACTTGATGGCCGCGGTAGCGCGCTGCAAACAGCGCCGGACGGTCATTGACGGCGGCGCGCACGTCGGCATGTGGTCGCGCACATTCGCCGGCCTGTTCGATCGCGTGATCGCCTTCGAGCCGTCCCCCGACACGTACGAATGCCTGCTCTACAACATCGACGCGGCGAACGTGGAATGCCGCAACCAGGCACTTGGCGCCGCGCCCGGCAAGATTCACATGACGCTGAAGGGCTTTGAGGGGACGCTCAGGGAAAAGAACTCGGGCGCGCGCTATGTCGCCGAGGGCGGAAACATCGAACGCATCACCGTCGACTCGCTCGGCCTGCAGGATTTGGACCTGCTGAAGATGGATATCGAGGGGAGCGAGGTCGAGGCCTTGGAGGGCGCTCGCGAGACCCTTCTGCGCTGCCGGCCGGTCGTCCTGTTCGAGGGAAAGAAAGAGTGGATGCGGCGCGGCTTCAAAGAGGACGCCCCGCAACGATTCCTTGCGGCGCTGGGCGCTGAAAAGTTCGAGCGCGTCGGCATTGACGAGATTTGGGGCTGGCGCGAATGATCGAGCTATTCGCAGGCTGGGACGCGAGAGAGGAGGCCGGGTTTCACGTTTTCTGCCGCAGCGTGCTTGCGCGCGCCTCGGTGCCGGTGCGCATCACGCCAGTCGGAGCATTCGGAGGCCCGCAGGGAACGAACGAGTTTACCTATTCGCGTTTCATGGTGCCGCAGCTGATGGGCCACAAGGGGCATGCCATCTTCATGGACGGCAGCGACATGCTGGTCAGGGACGACATTGCGGAGCTGGATCGACTTTTCGATCCGTCGTTCGCGGTCCAGGTCGTGAAGCATCCGACCTACAAGACACGTCACAAGGTGAAGTACATCGGCACTTCGATGGAGTGCCCGAACACGAACTATGCCCGCAAGAACTGGGCTAGCGCGATGTTGATCAACTGCGAGCATGAGGCGTGGCGATCGGTTCCGGAGGGACTGGACGCGCTGCAGTTGCGATTCATCCCCGACGAACTGATCGGCGACCTTCCGGATACATGGAATCGTCTGGTCGACGAGGGGCACGAGCCGGGTTCGGTCTGTCACTGGACCGCCGGCGTTCCAGCGTTCAAGCACTACGCGACCGCGCCCAACGCCGACCTATGGCATGCGGAGGCAGCGGCGATGATGGCGATGGCGGTCGGTCAGCCACACGCCGAGCGATATGCACACGAGCGCCAGGGAACCAATCCAGGTCCGGGCGATATTAACCATCCCGCATCAGCTCGCGCGGCATGAAAGTCGCAGTCCTCGCCACCGGCCCGAGCATGTCTCAGGCCGTGGCCGACCGTGCGCGCGCGGAATGCGATGCTGTCGTGGCGGTCAACAAGGCTATGGAACTGGCGCCGTGGGCCGATGCCCTTGCGGCTAACGACCACGCCTGGTGGAGGGCTAACCCGCACGCGAAGCAATTCGCCGGCCGCAAGTTCAGCGCCAACAAGATCGATGGCGTCGAGCAGGTAACGCACGAGCTAATCAGCCGCCAGTCGAGCAGTGGCGCGCTTGGCATCTATGCGGCGCATCTTCTCGGCGCGACGGAGATAGAGCTTCACGGCTTCGAGAACCGCGGCGATCACTACTTCGGGAAATACCCGGAACCGCTACGGAACACATCGGCATCTCGGTATAACGTGTTCGAGGATCAATTGGATTCTCTCGGCCAACATCTAAAGAAGGTCGGTGTTCGCGTCACCAACAAGACTCCGGACTCCGCCCTGAAGTGCTTCACCCATGGTTGAGACCGTCCGTGTGGATGGCCTGCGCGAGCTGCAGGACAAGCTCGCTGCGCTAGGCGTCGAGTACGGCACGAAGGCCGCTTACAACCCGGTCCGTAACGCGCTGAACAAGGCCGCTCGCGTCATCCGCGACTCGGCCAAGCAGAAGGTTCGCCGCAAGACGGGAACGCTGGCGGAAAACATCATCGTCACGTCGCGCGGCAAACCTGACCCGCAGGGATACCTCAGCACTAAGGTTACCGTACGGGCGAAGGCGAAGGCCTACAAATCCAGTTCGGCGAATGTCCGCAATGGAAAGATCGGCCTGCACTACCAGCATTACGGCGCGCTGTATTACGCCCGATTCCTAGAGTTTGGCACGGCCAAGATGAAGGCCTTCCCCTTCCTCCGCCCAGCATTCGAAGAGAACAAAGGCGCGCTCCCCGAGATGATAAAGACTGAACTGGCCGCAGCGATCGAGCGCAGCGTCGCGAAGTTTCGCCGATGACCGTCAGGATTGCGCGCGTACAAGAGACGCTTACTGCATCTTCGGCGCTCACAGCGATTGTCGGCGATCGAATCAGCATGGGCATTGCGCCGGAGGACCAGGCGCGGCCGTATGTCGTCTGGTGGGTCGTCTCTGCGGTTCCGGAAAACCTCATCGGCGAACGTCCGTTTGAGGACGATCAGCGGATACAGGTGGACTGCTGGTCTACAAAGCAGAATGAATGCAAGCAGATGATGCAGGCCGCCAACGATGCCTGCGAGACCATCGGCCATGTCGTATTCGGCCCATGGTACGAATACGACGCAGACACGAAATTGCACCGATGGGCCTTCGACCTGGAGGTCTGGAACACAAGATGACGGACACGCCGCCGGGTGAAATCGGCCGCGCTGTTCGATCGGGAGGGCTAGCGCGCGTAATCCCTCCTTCGGTGTACTCGCGATGAAATAGCGGGAAGTCCGACGCGCCCCGGCGATAAGGGGTCCCATTCACGGCAAGGTGAAGGAAATGACGATAGCCGAGTTGATCAAAGCGCTAAATGAAGCTCTGGAGATGCACGGAGATATTCCAGTCGTATCGACCGGGCTCGATGGAGCCGGCTGGCAGGATGTCCAAATGGCAGAGGTGCGTTCAGTAGTTCCATCAGACCATCAAATGGTCTGCGACTATGCCGACGAGGATTGTGCCTCACTAAGGTCAAGCGGGCCGGCATTCAAAGCGTTCGCAATCGACTAATTCATAGCCAACAACCAAGTTTCCAAGGCCAGCCATTGCGCTGGCCTTTTTCATTTCCGGTGGAGCGCTCTGCCGGGAAAGCGACCGTCGTGATGACGGCCGATTCGCAACGCCGTGAGGCGTGGCATCCCATCGATGGAGGATTCAAAAATTAAGACGCAAGGCACCGAACTCTGGTTCGTCTCCGACGCCAGCACCCCCGCAATCGTCAAGGTCGGCTGTCCGACCGGCGTGACCGGCCTCGGCGGAAGCCGCAATCAGATCGACGTCACCTGCCTGGACTCGGCGGAAATGCAGTACGAGCCCGGCATGGCGAACCCGTCAACCGTTTCCGTTCCCATCAACTTCGACCCGCAGAACGTTTCGCACGAAGAACTGCTCGACATGTTCGACAACGGCACGACGGTGCATTGGATCCTCGGCTTCAGCGACGGCACCGCGCCGCCGACGGTCGATGGCTCCGGCACGGTCACCTACCCGTCAACGCGCAGCTACATCGACTGGTTCGGCTACCTCGCTGACTTCCCGTTCGATGCCGCGCTGAACTCGGTCTACAAGACGAACATGACGATCCAGCGCAGCGGCGCGCGCGGCTTCCACAAGAAGGCCTAAGCGCCTCCAACGGCATTCCCGTTCCAACCTTGCAGCCGGCATCGCCGGAAACCGCGTCCCCTTGCCGTGGCGCGGGGCGGTGTCGGCTGCCTCTCATTCAACGGCAGGAGTTAGCACATGTTGGACCTTACCGATTTCATCGGCGAAACCGTCACCAAGCGCGAAGTCACCTTCAAGGGCAAGACGCGCGAGTTTCATTTCCGCGAGTTGAGCTCGGACGAAGCGGAAAGCCTTTTCCTCAACGTCGACTCGGACCCCAAGAAGAACAAGGGCCTTCGCAATCGCATCATCTCCAAGGTCCTCGTGACCGAAAGCGGTGAAGCGGCCTTCACCGAGAAGGAAGCCGGCAAGCTTCCGAACGAGTTGGCGAACCAGCTCAACAGCGTGGCGCTGGAAATCAACGGCGTCGGCAAGAAGGCGGAAGAAGAAGCAAAAAACGACTGACGGATTCGCAATCTTTTTGGTGGGCCCTGTTCATGCGAACGGGGCTGCCGCCAAGGGTCGCAAAGCGAATCCTGACTCATCGGGAATATCTGGAGCTTCGGCTTTGGGTCCAAGGAAACCCGATCGACGACCAGTCCAATCACCACATTCCGATTGCATCCCTGCAGTCGTCCATGGTGAACATGATGGGCAATAAATCGAAGGTCACGGACTTCCTGATTTTCAATCAGGACAAACCGCAGGACATCGAGGCGTTGCTGAAATCCGAGTTCGACTAATAGGGGCGCTTCGGCGCCCCTTCTTATTTCTGGGAAACCCTAATGGCTGATCTGAGTTCGCTAGTCATCCGACTTAGCGCCGATGTCGCGCAGCTTCAGAGCGACATGGGCAAGGCTGTCGGTATTACGCAGCGCGCCTCGGATCAGATGGTGAGCGCGGCAAAAGGAGCTGGCGATCTGCTCAAGGGCGTCGCCGCTGGCTTCATTGCCGCATTCAGCGTTGACAAGATTGCAGAGATTGGCAAGGCGTCCATCGACCTCGGCGACAGCCTGAACAAGATGTCGCAGAAGGTTGGCGTTTCGGTCGAGTCTTTGTCGGCCCTTCGCAATGTTGGCCAGCTCGCCGATGCCAGCTTCGAACAGCTCGGCGCCGGCATGGTCAAGCTGTCGCGCAATGCGGCAGACGCGGCAGAGGGCGGAAAGCAACAGGCCGCTGCGTTCGCGGCTATCGGCGTCTCCGTCAAGGAAGCGAACGGCGCGCTGCGCCCGACGCAGTCGATTCTTGAGGACATCGCCAAGAAGATGGCGGGCTACGAGGACGGCGCATCTAAGACGGCCCTTGCGACGCAGCTATTCGGCAAGGATGGCGCAGAACTGATACCGGTATTGAACCAGCTTGGCGAGGGCGGATTCGACAAGGCGGCCGCAGCGGCGCGCGATTACAACCAGGTCATCGGAAAAGAACAGGCTGCGCAATCGGAGGCTTTCAACGACAACCTTACGCGCCTGTCCATGGCGGCTAGCGGCTTCGCTAATGCGGTCGTCAAGGATCTACTTCCGGGCCTTGTCGCCTACTCGCACGACATGGCGGAGGCGTCCAAGACGAACGAAGGGTATGCGTCTACCGCATCCGGCGTATCGACGGCGATCAAGAGCATCGTTCTGGCGCTGACAACGGTCAAGGAATTCCTGTCCGCTAGTGGAACGATCACGTTCGCATTCTTCGACGCAGTCAAGACGACGTTCACTGCATCCGCGGAATACATCGGTACGTGGGCGGCCGGCGTTGCAAAGGAAATCAAGGCCGCGTTCACCATCGGCGGCCCGAGCGTTGCCGATATCAAGGCCGAGACCGAGGGAAGGCTTGATGCCATTGCCGCTGGCGCCAAGAAGTCATTCGGCGGAATCAAGGCCGCGCTAGGCGGCGGACTGACCGAGAACGTCGATAACGTCAAGAAGGCATACAACGACCTTTTCGGCACGTTCTCGAACGTGTCAGGTGCGGCCGATACGACCGCCGGCGCAATCCACAAGACAGTAGCACCTCTAGTCGCTTCGGCTGATGCCGCATCCAATGCCGCAAAGGCGCTGGTCGAACTTTCCGCGGCACAGAAGTCATGGGATGACCTTCTAGACACGATAAACGGAAAGCTAGGGCCAGCCGAGCAGGCGCAAGCCGACTTCAACAAAGGTATGCGTCAGCTCCAGGCGGCCGCGGAAGACTTGGCCATCAAGGGCGGCGACATTCCGGCGATCATCGAGGCATGGCAGGCGGCCGAAGCAAAGCTCGCAGAGCAACTTGAAAAGAAGAACGCGGCCCTAGAAAAGAGCGGCGATGTGCTCGGCAACTACTTGGACGAGCTTCGCCAGAGCACCGCCCTGTCTACGATGACGGAGCGCGAGAAGGCCATCGCGACCGCGATTGCCAAGGTCACGGACGAGTGGAACAAGAACACTGCGGCCGGCATCAAGAACAAGCAGACGCTTCAGCAGATGACCGATGCGGTCCGCGCGGCTGCCGGAGCATCGTTCGATATCGCGAAGGCTGCTGACGTATTCAAGGAGCAGCAGGAGCAAGCCAATCCGTATCAAAAACAGCTTGATGGAATCAAAGCTCTACAGGCCGCAATCGAGCTGTTCGGCGACAAGAGCAGCGATGCGTTCGATCCCGACAA